AATGAGATATATAGCAAAAGATTTTGGTATTGAAGATTTAGATGAGGAAATGCAAAAAATATTGTCACAGCCAGCATTTAATCCTTTTGGTGGTGGATGGATGCCAGGAATAGGTGAGCAGGGAGAAGAACAAAATGCAGAATAATAAAGATGTGACATTTATCCGTAAACATGGAAAAATTATTCCTATTCGTAAAAAAACAGGAAAGAAACTTGAAGTAACAACAAAAAGGACTCTCAAAGTATATAATGTTGCTTCAAAAAGAGCACAAAGATCTTTCAAAAAAGGTGAAAAGGAAAAAGTTGTTTTTAAAATTGGGGCCGCATCTGGAGTCTTGGGAGCATTAACTGGTGCTCTTGTGGCAAGAGGAGAAAAATTAAAATTAAAAGCAGGAAGTAAAGTAGCATTGGGATTTGGAGCTGGTTTTGCAGCACTAGGAACATTAGCAGGATTAACTCAGAAAAAAGCCTTTGATGAAAAAATATATAAAAAAGAAATTAAAAAAGGATTTTCTAAATTTAGGAAAAAATGATGCAACAACAAAAAGATATTATATTTCGAAGAATAAAAGGACACATTGTTCCAATTAAAGTCAAAAATAAACCAAGTAATTATACGAAAATTATGGGTGGAAGTGCTAAATATGAATTTGCTGCTGGATTTGGAGTTGCTCTTGGCGGAGGAGTTGCATCAAGATTTTTTAGAAGAGTAGCTAAAGATAAATATGTTTTAGCTGAAAGAGGTTATAAAGTATTAAATAAAGCATTAAAACGCAAAAAAACTACGGTTGCGACAAAAGCTTTGCGTTTTGTTAGAAAGACAACTTTAGGAACAAAGGGAGCACTCAAAATTGCAAAAGGACTTAGAATAGGAACTTTTGCAATATCAAGTGGACTTTTTGCTGCTGGAATACAATCTATTATATCAAGTAAAGTAAAAGAACCTTCTATTCAAAAAGAATTTGCAATAACATCTGGAGCTATTCTTTCAGGAACAGCCTTAATGGCGGTTGCTGGAAAATATAAAATAAGAAGAAAAACAATCAAAGCATTGCAAACTGGATTCAAGTTTCTTCGCACAGTAAAGAGAATATAAATGGCAAGAAAACCTGAAACTGGAGCCAAAGGTGTAACTCCAGGCATGACTTTAAGGCGAGCCTTAGCAATAAGAAATAATAAGTATAGATCGGTTCAAAAGGTTGCAGGTGGAAAAGATTATGAACAAGACTATATTAAAGAAGAAATAGATGATTTTATACAAAAAACACAAGAAAAACAAGCTTCTAGAGAAATAGAACTTTTAGAAAAAGAACAAAGAAGAACTAGCCTTTTCCAAAATGAAGATATAATAAAAATGATAGCAAACCATATAAATGGAATAGAAAAATTAGAAGATAAAAAAGCAATTAAAATGATGCGAAAATATAGGGAAATAAGGCAAGATCTTAGAGATCGACTGGACATGCTTAAAGGAGATACTTTTACTGCTCAGAAACTTCGTGGTGTAATGATTCAGATTGACACAGCACTACTTCAAATGAGTGGTACGCTTAAAAATGAAATGACTGATGCTGGCAAAGAAATAAGTATAAAAGGAATTAATGACACACATGCTGAGATAGAGAAGTTTGAAGAAAAGTTTACTGGAGCAATTACTCCAATTAATATAAATGTAGTTGAAATATCCCAGGACACCAACAATCTGCTTGTTAATCGTTACGAGGCTTCCCTAGATGCTTATTCTGAAGATGTTAGATCAAGAATAGCCATGAATTTAACAACGGCCGCCATTGAGCAAATAAGCTATTCAGAGATAATAAGAAGATTGTCAGAGTCTTTTCAATTAGAGGAATGGAAATTGCACAGGATTGCCAGAACAGAATTGCACAATATTTATAATTTAAGTAAACAACAAACAATGCAGGATATTAAAGATTCAGGACAAATGCCGAAACTGATGAAAGCATTATTTCATCCGATGGATGCCAGGACAGGAGAGGATTCAAAACAAGCTGCTCAACAAAATCCTATAGTTGAATTAAATGAACCTTTTACATATATTTATCGCAGAAAAAGAAAAGATGGAAGTATTGTAATGGAAAAACGAATATTTATGGCAAATGATAGGCCAAATGATAGAGCAGTTGTTATTCCATATCAAGAATCATGGGAAAATGAGTAGTATATTAGATATTGATGATTATAAAGAAGATAAATGGGAAATGGGAATAGTAATTTGTAAAAAATGCAGAGAATCATATATTTCAAAAAAACATACTTCGGCAAATAAAAACAAATTACAATGTCCCTTTTGTGGCCAATATGATAATTATTTTATTAGTGCAAAGCTGTTTAGAAATTTATTTGAAAGAATAAAAATTTAACTTGCCACAAATTATATGCATATGTATTATATTTGTTGTGTTTCACAGATTGAAATAGTATAATTAAAGAAGGAGACAAAAATGACTATTACAGTGGAGAACGTAGACACAAGTAAGGGGAATCAAGATGATTCTTCAAACAATAATGCCCCAAATAAGGGCAAAGGGGGTGATTCTGGGAATCAACCTCCAACTAAACAAGATGGGGAAAATCCTCCTGGTGATGATGATCCTCTCTGGAAAGATTCAGCGAAGGTTAAAAGCTATGTGCAAGATCTTCGCAAAGAAAGTGCCAAGTATCGTACCGAAAACAAGGATTTACGGACTAAATTCGATGATTTAAGTACAAAATTTGGCAATTTGGAAGGTGGACTAAAGAAGGCATTGGGAATTGAGGAGGAGAATGCTTCTCCAGAAGAACAAATTGGTGTTTTAACCAAGACTGTTGATTCCCTGCAATTTGAAAATGCTATGGGAAGCATTGCCAGAGAACATGAATTAAAAGGGGAAAAGGCTTATAATTATTTCAAGTTTTTAATTAGCGAAGCTGTTAATGAACTTGAAGAAAATGATGAGCTTTCGGATGAGCAAATTCTTGGATTTGCAGATCAAGCCAAGAAAGCATTTGGGAATAACCAGGCTGGAACTTCCAGCACTACCGTTGAAAATGATAAAGGTGGATCTGAAAATCATAATCCCGACAGTGGTAATACATTAACCTTACAGCAATTTGTCAAGATGACACTTGCCGAAAAAGGTAATTTGTATGGGAAAAATCCTTCTCTTTATAAATCTCTCATGGCGGAGGCAAGAGAAAAAAGATTAATTTAATTACAAGGAGTTTAAAATGGGTGCTACATTGCCAGCAGATTTTGCTTTTGAGCCGAAAGTATGGAAAGACCATATTGACGCTTATTTTGATAAAAAATTAGTTTATGGTGCTTTTGCTGTTACCGACGATACGTTAACAGGAGAACCAGGAACTACAATCAATTTTCCATATTTCAAGGCTATTGGTGACGCAGAGGAACCAGCAGCGGATGAAGCTTTAACAGTAGATAAGTTGCAAGATGATTCATTTTCAGCTACTATTTTTGAAGCTGGAAAAGCGGTTGGTGTTCGTAGGGCTGCACTTCGTAAAAGTGCTGCAACACAAGAAAAGATTTTTTCCGCAGTTCAAGATCAAATTGCGAGAGTTTTGGCTGAAAAAGTTGACGCAAAGCTAATTGCTGAGATAAATGGTTCTGGAAATTATACACAGGGTTACTTAGCTACAGCAGCAGGACATGTAATGTCTATGACAGTATTGCATCAGGGAATCATAACCGCTTTTGGTGACAAGGCTCCAGATGCAATGGTATGTTTTATGCATAGCCAACAATATCTAAGCATGTTAACCGATACAACCAGTGGATTCATTAAGGCAGATGCAAATGATCCTTGGTACAATGTTCCTGGTTTCAAGGGACGTATCGGAAATATGGCCCTAGTTGTTGTTGATACTGTTCCAGCAAGCACAGCTATTGATAGCAAAAAAGCCTATCATGCTTTTGTTTGCAAGGCCAATGCATATGGTTTCATGACCGCTGAAGAAATGGAAATCGAAAGTGATTATGATATTCTTCATAGGGAATGGGTTTTTGCAGGAACACATTGGTACGCTGTTAAAGCCTTCCATGCGAAAGTTTCCGCAGACGATAAAAAGATTTGCCGTATTACTACAACCACAGCAGTTGCGGCTTAATTTAAACATATAATGGGGAAAAGAGTAATTCTTTTCCCCAAATATATGAATTTGGGAGGTTTTAATGGGAGTTAAAAATCAAGATTTAACACATTTTGCTATTCCTTTAAAACTAGGATCTACAAGCGCCGATGATGTTGTAATTGCTGGAGCTTATTTTTACAATCATAAGAAATGTAAAATAAAGAAGGCAATTTTAATAAATGGCGCTACGTTGGGCGAAGATGAAAATAACTTTGCTCAAGTTTCTGTTTTAAACGGTAGTGATGTAATTGCTTCGTTTGATACCAGACCTTCTAAGGACGGTGGCTTAAGTGCTGACGAAGGTGTTGAAATGAATTTAAACGAGAACAATTCCATTGTTGCTCAAAAATCAACATTAACCGTTAAATATGAAGAAACTGAAGGATATAAAGAAATAACAACTATTCAAACCTTAGCCGATGACTCAGGTAGTTTAGACGGAACTTACTTTATATTATCAGATAATGTTGGAACGGTTGCTTTTTGGATAGATATTGATAATCACGGAACAAGTGCTCCTGTTCATGGTGCTGATAGAGCCGTCGAAATTACTACTATAGCAACAGATGATGATGCAGAAACAGTTGCAGCGAAGGTTGCAACAGCGGTTGATAATGATAGTAAATTTTCTGCTTCAGCAACAGAAGATGTTGTTACAGTAACAGATGTTTCCGTTGGAGAAAGAACAGATGCGGTTGATGGAGATACTGGTTTTACGATTGAAGTAGTTCAAGATGGAGAAGATGCAGTATCAACAGCTTTAACAGATGCAATTATTATTTTATATGGATTTTTCTTTTAATTGGAGGTTTTAAATGGGCGCACAGAATCAAGAAAGAACCCCTTTTTGCGTATCGTTACAACTCGGATCTCCGAGTGCTGATGATGCCATAATCGCAGGGGCGTATTTTTATGCACACAGGAAATGTGTAGTAACTGATGTTGTAATTGTAAATGGAGCGACACTTGCTGCTTCTGATACTAATTATACTCAGGTTTCTTTAAAAAATGGATCTGATGTTGTAGCAGAAATTGACACCAGGGCAGCTCATGAGAACGGGCTTGTTGCTGATGTTGCCAAAGCATTGAATCTTGTTGCTGCGAAAGCTGAAGTTGCGGCAGGATCAACATTAACAGTTGCTTACGACGAAACAGATGCAGGAACAAATGTTGCATTAACAAATGCAGTATTATTGCTTTATGGATGGTGGAAAGAATCAGCTTAATGACTGATAAACTTTTCCGCATATTATGAAAACGGCTATTTCCTTAAAAGAGATAGTTCGTTTTCATAATATATATAAATAAAAAGGGAGACTAAAATGAGCATAATGAGCAGAAGAAGAATAAAAAATAAAAAAATAAAGGTTAACAAAATTAATCCTACGGAGGATATTAAAGATGAGAAACCCGAACAAAAAATTAAACGAAGTTATAAGAAAAAAGAAAAACAACAACAATAAAGTTCATAAAGTAATGGCAGAATTTAAAGCCGGAACACTTAAAGATAAACAAGGTAATATTGTCACTTCGAGGAAACAAGCAATTGCCATTGCTATGTCGGAAAGTGGACAATCTTGGAAAAAAAGAAAAGGATAAAATTATGGCATTATCTGATTCAAAAAAAATGAAAATAATAACTCTGCTTGGATGGCCTGGAAAAACACTTGTTCCAGCAAGCACTCATTATAATAGTTTAGTTCACGATAGACTTGAAAATCTTACGCTGGAAATAGAAACATTGGTAAAGGCAACATTAACAAAAATTGATGCAATTGATACTAAACTTGTAAGTTCCTTGGGAAAGGCAGGGCTTAGTAGAATAGGGGATATTGAGTTTTATGGTGAAGGACAATCTTTTGTTGATTTGAAAAAAGAAAGAACTAGAGTTCTTAAAGAATTATCTAATTTGTTAGACATAGAATATATAAACAAAAACAACATAAATGTTGGAGTAATTGTTTAATGACTGATTTTATTGAAGATATTAAAGCAATTGCCAACGATGCATTGCAAGCGGTTGATGAAATTGGGGCAATAAAATCTTATGTCTATCAAATAACTAGAACATGGACAGGTTCGGAACCTGGAGATGGAACAGCAACGGAAATAAAAACACAAATATTGCCTACTCCTCTTATTTATGATTTGTCACATGATTTAAGACTTGTAGAGGGAGGTATATTTAAACAAGGTGATTTAATATTACGAATGATTAGTCAATATAATTATCCCAATGAGAATGATGTGAATTGTTTTTCTAATGATTCTAAGATAGAAAAATTTTATGAAATTGATGATGATCTATATCAAGTTATTAATGTAAGGAAGGATTATGCCACTTGGAATGTCCACGTTAGAAGATTATCTGACCAAACTAGGTATTAGAAGGGAAAATAGTGCCAACAAAAACTATTAAACTTAGTGAATTTAGCAAAGAACTTGGCAGATTTAATGAAACCCAAATTGAAAAAGTTAAAAATGCAATTACAAAAGGAATTTTTAGAAGTATTCCAGAATTAGTTAGATCCTCTCCAGTTGACACTGGGCAATATGCTAACTCCTGGGACTATATTAAGGATGAAAATTCAATTACCGTTGGCAATTTTGCTCCACACGCGCCAATAATAGAATATGGTACTAGACCCTACACGCCACCAATAAAACCACTGCTAGAATGGGCCAAACGTGTTTTACGCGATTCCTCACAGCCTCCAGAATATTCTTCTGATGTTTGGCAATTAGCAAAGGGAACGCAAATTAAAATATCCAAATATGGACAAGTGCCAAAACATATAATGGAAAATAATATATCTGTAATTTTGGAAAATATCGAAATGGAGCTTAAACGTGCTTGATGTTGAAAGTGTAAGCGAAGAGATTATAAAAAAAATAGGAGATTATTTAGGGGCAAGAATGCCTACCTTAGAACAAATAATTTATGAATTTCCTACAGCAAATACGCAACTTAAATATCCTTCTTTATCAATTATACAGGTTGGAGATGCCGATTATGCTCCAGAAATGAATCCATATATACATAGTCAAGGATCAATTATCAATCATAAGGCCGACATTAGATATGTAGTGGGAAAATATGATTTTAAACTACAATTAGACATATGGTGTCGTAATAAAAAAGAAAGAAACGATCTTTATCAGGAATTTTTTAAAGCATTTAATTCACAATTCCCGAAAATGGGGCTTTCATTAAATTTCACAGACTATTATAATATAATATGTAGATATGATATGATCTCTTTTATGAAAGAGGATTCAGAAGTGACAAGTCAAACAAGAGAATGGCGAATAAAAATAAGATTATTGGCGAATTGTGATGCTCTTCTTGAGAAAAATGAGTACATTGTGGAAAGTCTTGAGTCTCATACGGAAATACCGCATGAGGTTGAAGAAATAAAATCTATATAGGAGGAAGTAAATTATGAGTATTTACAGAACGACGAATCCTGCCGAATTTGACGATGTTGACGGCATAGTCATTAACGAGCAGACCCCTTCTCCTAACATTCAAGGGGTTGCCGCTAACACTGCAATTTTGGTTGGAGAATTTGAGAGGGGGCCAGTAAATGAATTAACATTGGCTGGTTCAATTGGTGAATTTCATGAAATTTTCGGGAAATCTGGATTTTCGGGAAATTTACAGCTTAAAAACAAAAAGTTTGGTATCTTAAAGATAATCAGACTTAGTGCTGCTTCTGGAGCAACGCAAGCAAGTGCAAGTCTTGCAGACAATGATCCAGAAACAGTTTTAACCCTTAAAGCAAAATATAAGGGTGCTTATGGCAACAATATTAAGTACAAGGTTGAAGCTGGATCTACTTCTGGAAAGAAATATACTTTCCATGATAACAATGATGGTGCAGTACTGCCAGATGAAGTGTTTGACAATGTATCAATAATTAGTAAAACGCAAACACAATTAAATGAGATTTTCGGATCTTCTAAGTTGATAGTTCCAGTTTATGTCGCAGCCGCTACTTCCGAAGAACCAGAAAATGTTGTAACTTTTACAAGTTTAACAAGTGGAAGTGATGGATCGGTTGCTGACACTGATTATCAGACAGCAATTGCAGTTGCAGAACAAGAAAGATCTGGAAATGTTTTGTGGACAGACAAATATAACACCGCAATTCGTGGGTATCTTAAAACACATCTGGTAAACGCTCCAGACAAAATGGTTATTCTTGCTCCAAATGATGAAACAATTACATATTCGGCTACGGTTTCAGATGCAGCAACATATAGAGATTCAGATGGGCGCATTATCTATGCTTTTAATCATCTTAAAACGGTTGTTGATGGCGTAGACACATGGCAATCTCCTGCTTCCTGGGTTGCATCAATAATAAGCAATACCTCTCCACACATTGATCCAGCTTTTACGGAAAATATAGCCTTTACCCTGGGCGCATCAGATGTTTATCATAAATTAAATAGGGCAAACTATGTTTCCCTAAAAGATGCTGGTGTTGCCGCTTTTGAGAATGATGCTGATTTTGGAATTAAATTAAAATCAGGAATTGTTACTCAAATTTCAAATTCATCAAAATTAACAATTTTGAGAAGGCGCATGGCTGATTATTTACAAGATTCAATAACTTATTTCTTAAAGAATTATCAAAACGCTGTTAACTCTGAAAGTAATAGATCAGCGGTTAAAGCAGCACTGTTAGCTTGGGATAATGGTTTAATTCTTAATGGAATTTTACCAGGTGATGATGAGGTTGCTGGTGGAAATGCCAGATTGGTTGATTCAGAAAGTTTAAATACTGATACAAGTATTGGATTAGGTTATTTTAAACTTCTATACAAGAGGCGCATATACTCAAGCATGAGATATATTGTGCTCACTGCTGAGATAGGGGAATCAGTAGTCGTTACGGAAGGGGAATAATATGGCAAGTATTAGAGGACATCAAAACAAATTGAGACTTTTTAAAAGTGGGCAACCAGTTAATTTGCTAAACATAACTTCTTTTGAAGCAAATCAAGATTCTGATTTTTCAAGATCAAACTATGTTGGCAATCAAATCCCAGAAGGGGATCAGGCAATTCTAGGATGGAGCGGAAGCGTTGACCTTGAAGTGAAGGATGCAACAGTTGAAGATATTGTTGATTCAATTATTGCTGGAAATCTTGTTGGTATTGGCGTTGATGAAATATCAATGTTGTTAACGGAAGAATATCCTAATGGACAAACGGCAAGTTATGTTTATTATGATATGCAACTTAAAATGTCAAAAAGATCTGGTGGATTAAACGAAAAAGTAACTAAAAGATTAGATTGGCAAGCTTCGGGAAGAATTAAATTATAATTAATTTTAAATATGGGGAAATATATTGACTATATTTCCCCTATTAAAAGAGGACTTGCAATGATTAAAAAGGTAAAGGGTGGTTACGTTATTGTTCATTGTCATGGAACGGATAAAGGAAAAAGAATTAAGGCAACTAAAAAGCCAGTTAGCAAAAAAAAGGCTCAACAAATCCATAGAGCAATAATGGCAAATAAATATAAAAAGTAAATATAAAAAGGAGAATCAAATGAATTACGAAATGGTATTATCTACTGGAAAGAAAGTAGAAGTAAGGGAACCCGAAATAAAAGATCAGGATATGGCAGCACAACTTGTTGCTG